GGGGGTGATGCCAGCGGCACTGGAAACGACAATCTGCGTGTAATTGCCTTGAATGGTGCCAGTTGTCACCAAGCCCGTGCTGGCAAAAGCGTTTTGACTTAACGTAACTAGGGCCCCGCTCACGCTTGAGACAGTCGTACCAGTGGGTAGGCCGAAGCCTGTGACTGGATCGCCAGCGCTAAATGAACTGGCCTGTGTAAGCGTGAGGATGTTGCTGCCAGCTGTTACTGAGCCAGTGCGGTACTGCTGCTCAAAGCGCAGCTCACAACTGCTTAGCTGCTTGCCGCAAGCATCTTGGGCCAGTGTTGCAACGGGTTGATTGTTGGTGTTGAAGTATGCGTTGCCGACATAGCCGCATTCGGGGCCACGGTATTTCCACTGGCACACGTTGCTGACGCACTGACGCTTTGGTGCGCGAACGCCGATTAGATCAAATACTGCTGCTAGTTCAAACTCGATAACATCTCGGGTTTCAACTACCTTGCGGTCAACGTAGTAGATCTCGCGCGGGAACTCTGCTGTAGGGTCTTCGGTTGGGTTGGTTGGATCTAGCAATATAGAGCTGCTATCTTCCAGCAACAATGCAAAGCTATCTTCTGTTAGCAGGATGTCACCACTGACTGGAAAGTTTGCGCCGTCTAGGTAGCGGCCTAAGGTGCGGATGCGCGTTACCTTGGCGCCTTCTAGCCCATTGGGCAGCGTCAGAATTACTGCTGTGATGGTGCCAAAGATGTTGCTAATACGCAACTTAGGACGGGGTAGTTGTCCTTGCCCGCTGTACTCAAATCCCTCTGCTTCAAGGGGGAAGCGCATGTAAGCTTGGCTATTCCAGATGATGTCGCCATTGTTGCCCGTTGCGTTGACGCCAGCGTGAAAGCGGTATGTTTCGTTTACGCCATGCTGCGCAGCGTTTAGCTCCAGCTCAAACAACTCGATAATTGCGCCGGGTGCAACAGCCTGCAGCGCACTAACTGGTACGCTCATGGTTCAAACACCTGCATGAAGGTAACGTCTACCTTGCTGCGTTCAAAATCAAACAGCTCTCGGGTCCAGCTGTTGCAGGTCCACTTGTAGGTGTTGGCATCGCCTGGTGGGCTCCAGTCAAAGCTAGCGGCGTCAGCGGCGCGGGCATCAAGGAATGCTTCGATGATGTCGGCATCAGCATCGCTGACGCTAAAGCTAAGGCTCCATTCCTTAGGGTTTTGGTTGAGGCCAAAGGTAACCCGTTGCTGGTAGCCGTCACCAAACTGGGCGGTGCGAATCTTCGGCTGACTGCTTTTAGTGGCCGAGTAGGTCGGCTCGTAGGCGGGGAAGGTAGCCATTATGTGAGCAGTCCTCCAGGACGTTTCTGCTTGACCAGTTCTTGCTGGATAGCAGCAGCGATCAAGCGACCAAGCTGCTTGCCTTCTTGTTCATCGCCTTCTACCTTACTACCGCTTGCGTCTACGTTCACGACCACGTTGACGCCACCACCGCCGCCCATCTTGTCGTTGGGTACGATGGTGCCACTGCGGCCTGGCACAAACAGCTCCGGGCCACGCTCGCCCACCATGTACGTCTGGCCGCTGGATACCGGGCCACCGTTGGCGCGGCCGGGCAATACGGTGGCAAAAGATTGAGCCCAACCACCAGCGTCTGTGGGAATAGCGGAAGCCGTGCCCGCGTTAAATCCACTGGAAAGACCAGCGCCGCCCGCCATGCTGCCACCCGGCAGCAAGCCCACGACGGTATTCAGAATTGCCATCGTAATCATCTTGGCGATGATTTGCGCGGCCATATCAAGGAACATATCCGCCACGCTAGTAAAGAAGCTTGCCAGTGCTTCCTTGGCAGTCATGCTGCCGCTAATTACGCCCTTGAAAGATGCACTAAATGCGTCACCGATGCCGGCGGCGGCATTGGTGATCATGTTTATTGGATCGACCAGCGTGTTGAGTTCTCCACGCACACGATCTGCTTCGGTCTGTAAACGCTCCCGGTCGGTGGGGCCAGCGCCAGGGCCTTGTGCTGCTTCGCCCTCTATGGCTTTTCTTTTTCTTTCCAGTAAGTCGAGGTCTTTTTCTAATTGGAAAGTGCTTGCACCTCTTGCTTGCGCTTCTGTAATCGCTGCGCTTGTAATCAAAAGCTGTAGATCAACCGCTTTAAGTTGAGCCGCAACTGTCTTTTCAAAATTTGCAATGCGCTCTGCTTCGGCAGGCAGCATCCCTTCCATCAATAGCCTAGAGTATGTTTTAGCGTACTGTACTTGAAGTTCCTGTTCTTTACGCATGTCAGTAAATGACTGCACGGAACTGCGTACGGCTTCTTGTACTTGTAGTTCTTCTTCGAAACGCTTTTGATTAATTTCGCGTATTTTATCTTGTTGTTTTAATTGAGCGTCTACAATACGAGCTTCGGCAATTTTAGTAATTACTACGCGCTCGCTTTCGTAGTTGGCGGTTATGAGAGCTTTGTTACGATCTCGCTCGATGTCTGCAATTTGTTTCTGTAGTTCGACTTTAGCCGCAAGTAGTTCTCTTCCGTCAAAAAGTAAATCACGTATTTTGTCCTCTGCTTGCCCTATAGCTACGATTGCGTTAAACTCTTCCATTAATTGAGCTGTACGATCCTCAGGGGGTTTTGGACCTTGTGCACCGCCGCCACCGCCACCACCAGCAGGGGCTTGCCCCGGAATAGTTATAGCTCCGACTTTTCCGGGCTCGGGTAACTTTATTTTTTGTAAGCCTGCATCAAAATTGCGTGCTATTTTTTCTATATTTTTTGCTGCATTTTTGCTTGCAGTAGCTCCGATATTTAATCCGCCTAATTCAGCTGTTGCAGATATGTTGGCAGCGAATCTTGCTAGAGCAGCCAGATTACGAGCAAGAGCTGCTGTTGCATCAATAGAGTTTTGTACGATGTTCTTAAACATAGTGCCGAAGGACTCGGCTATGCTTGATGTAGCTGAGCCGGCACCGCCTACTAAGGCGTTAAAGTACGCACCTACAGCCTGAGTAAGCAAGGACCCACCGGCTTTAATGTCGGCCCAGGCTTTGTCCCAGCCGCTTACTGTTTTCTTGGCAGCTGTATCAGAGCTGTTTCCGATAGCTATGCGTGCGTCGGATAACGCTTGAGCAGATATTTCGCCGTCTTTGGCTAGTTTAAGAATACCGTCTCTGTTTGTGTTGTATTTTTTCTCTAACTGATCTAAAATAGGGATGCCTTCAGATGTAAATTTGTTTATATCTGCAATACCTACTTTACCCTTCTCAACAAAATTAGCGTAAGCTGCAGCTACCTTGTCTATCTTACCGCCGTAAGCTTCGGTAAGATTTGCGGCTAGCGTAATAGCATCGGCTTGGTCATCTATAGATAGTCCCAAACCTCTGATGTTTTGAGTTGCTGCTTCAAATTTATCCGCTTCTTGACCGGCTAAAGCAAAGGCATTTTTTAGGCGCTCTGTTTGCTCGGCGCTGAAACCAATATCGGCAGCAAGATCTTTTACCTTCGATCCTTGTGAAGCAATGTCGCCAAGCAATGTACCGAGTAGAGAACCGGCGAAACTTCCGCCTGGTCCGGCTAAACCACCAACAAGTCCACCGACTGCACCACCCGCAGCTGCACCAGCGCCTTGCCCAAACAATAACGGGAATGAACCACCGATAATCGAGCCGCTAATGGCACCACCGAGGCGACCGCCGCCGCCGCTGCGGCCTGCTCTTCCCGGAGGTAAAGCAGGGCCTTGGATACCAAAACCGGCGTTTTGTATTCTGTCCCTACGCGCAGCTTCTTGAGCCAGGCGCTGTCTTGCTGCATTACTTGCCGCTCCCTCAGATGCCCGTATTTGTTGTGTAATCTGTAGTTCCTTTAACTTTACTGCGTTTAATCTTTCGGCGTCAGCAATGGCAACTTTAATTTGGTTAGCAGCGTTCTGATCAATTCGACGTAAATTATCGGCAAGCCCCACCAGGGTTTGCCTGGTAGTCACCATTCTTTGCAGAATTTCTTGTTTTTTAGCTGTTACTTCTAGTGCTTGCTGTTCTACTTTACTGAGTGATAAGGCAACGGGAAAGCCCATTGCGCCAGGTCCGGCGAGTGGTCCTTGTATAGCTGTGCCAGATTTGCCGGCTAAAAACTGTTGCCTTTGAGCTTGTTGGGCACTGACTGTTTCTACATCTAACTTCCCTTGCGCGAGTGCTGCTCTGTTTAACCTTTGTTGGAGTTCTAGTTTTTCGTTTAATGTTGCGGCGCTTTTTTCCTCTAGGCGTAAAAGAGCTGCTTGGAGTTGTATTTCGTCTTTTCTGGCTTGTAGTGTTTGGTTAATTCTTTCTGCTACAGGGGACTTTTGGCCTACAAGCGATCCGACAGGAGAAGCAGGTCCGGGTCCAAGTTGGGTGGTTCCGCTGGTTTCGCGGATACCCGCAGCCGCTAATCGTGCAACCCGTGCAGCGGTCTGTTGAAGGCGAATTTCATCCTCAATAAGATCATTTTGGCGAGCGCGAGCGGCGTTAGCACTGCCTAAAGCGGTTACGTACTCTGTAATTGCTTTATTTTCGGCTTGACTTGCCGTGGCAACTATTTGTAAATTTCGTTGGGCACGTTCAAGTTGTGTATTATAGTTTTCAAGGCTTTGGGCTAACCGACCTCCGTTAACTCTGATTCTGTTGAGACTTTCGGCAGCTTCAGAAGTTTGTGTTATTGCAGAACGCAGCCGCTCCAGCTCTCGTTGCCCGCTTACGCCAATTTGAATATCGGCTCTGTAAGCAGCCACGGCACCTTGTACGATCCGGTAATTTAGTCTACCTAATGAAAAGCCGCCGGGGTTAGCGGCGGCGTTTGGCTTTTTCGATTTCTTTTTCCTGGTCCTCGTTGAGGATCTGGAAGTAGGCGCTCCAG